ATTGTTTTGTTCTTCTCCATCATAGAATCTGTCTTTATCTTCATATCCAAAGTGCGCAAGTTTTCTAAAGCCAAATGTTTTTATTTCATCTGCTGGGTTTCTTTGTGTTGTTTCTATTAACTCGCTTGATTGAGTTACATAAAATGTTTTATCTCCTTGAATAGAATTGCTTTGACTATATGCTCCATATAAAGTAGCATACTTAAATACATCCTTAAAGATGTCTGCTTGAGCGTTTATTGTAAATAGTAATAATAATAAATATTTCATAGTTTAGAATTTATCTTGTAGTAGTTTGTCTATATGTTCTTGGATTCTTTCTGTTGTGCTTTCTGGTAGTTTCATAGATAAACCAGCTTCTATCTTTTCTATCAGCTCTCCATTGTTATAAAGGCAAATAGTAGGTAAGTACATTATCTTATCGTTTGCGTGTATGTTTTTATCCTTCTCTATATAAAAGGTATTGATATTATGCTCTCTAAAAGGTTTTAAAGAGTAATTATCTTTGATAAACTCTGCTGTATATAATACAACACTAATGTCATCTTTATAAGACTGACTATGAGTTACAGAAAATACAAATAGGGCAATCGCTACACATAATTTATTTTTTAGATATTTCATATAATCTCATTTCTAATAGTTTCAAAGTTTCCTTCATCTCTTGCACATCTTCTTGAGTTGTAATAATAGCTTCTCGTATGATTTGGTCTTTATACTGAAACTCTGTAGAAGTTACCTCTGGCTCTGGAAGAGTCATAGCTTTGGCTATGTCAGCTTGCAAAACGAAGTACATTGAGGATAAACTAATAGCAAACCCTACAATCATTCCTATTGTCTTTAAGTCTAAAGTTACTTTTGTATCTTCTCCTATCTTTGTCATTTATTTCTTTTTAAAAGCATCATAGCAAATAGCAATAGCTTGATCCTTCTCATGATAAGGCGTAAGCATAGGCACGCAACGAATCATAAAATCGCTTTGCTTTTCTGCTGGTTTAGGCTTTGGTATTGGCATTATAGTTTATTTCCTTGATATGAAACACCAAAGAATCCGTGAACTCCTTCATCATCTAAATCTAATGCTTTATTTGCCCATCCGTAAGGATGACTAACTGAAGTTACTGCTGGCGTTACTACCATACCATCTTCATCTAAAACAGCTTCTACATCTACTGTAGTTATTTCTGCTTCGTTCCATAGTACATCAACAGAATATTTATCTGATAATACTGGAGCTTGTGTTTCGTTTCCTTCTTCATCATACTCTCCTTGTTCTAAAACTATGTGTCCTAGCTTAACAATAGTGTGTTTATGCGAAGGATGTGAATTACCATCTTCATCAGTTGAATGAGGTAAAGCTGCTATTTTAGATAAAGCACTTGCTTCATCATCAAATTCATATTTTGAAATTTTCATATTTATTTACTTTTGGTTATAACTATTGGTTATTATATTATCTGTATAGTTTTTTTAATTTTCTTATCTTATTGTGTTCCTTATGTAAAGATTTACTTTTGTTATTATTATAGGTGTAATTGTTACACTTAACTTGTTAATGCTATTAATTCTGCGTCTGTTAATGCGGTGTTGTAAAGTTTAAAGTCTTTAGTTTTAATAGAATTCAAAATTGGATTGTTATTGTTTCCACCACCAATATTTAAATTATTTAAATTTGATGCAATAACAGAACCAGTACTAGAAGATTTCTGTATTCCATTTACAAAAACTTTTGAATCATTTGTTGCAAATCTCATAGCTATTTTATAAACTCCAGCAGTTGTAAAAACTCCATTTAATGTATTGTCAAAACTATTTGAAGAATTTGCCCTTATGTATGTTCTTAAATTATCTCCACTTTCTATTCCAAAAAATAACCAATTTGAAGTCGAACTTTGTAAATTCAAACCAAATCTTATATTAGAACTTAATGAATTTAATACAGAATCAAATAATTCTATTTCTGCATAAATTGTTCCAGATGTAGGAACTGCGTTAGGTAATATTTGGCTACAACTTTCAGCCACCCTCGTTACAGCACTTCCACTTGTTGGTATATAAGAAGTAGGGTAGCTTCCTTCTTCTACTTGTGCGCCCCAAATGTATAATTGAGAACCTACACTATCAGCATTAAAATACCTATTAAATGTTGCACCAAAACTACTTTCAGAAGTAAAAGTAACAGATATACGCATCCAACCATTTGTGTAATCTTCAATTTTATAAGAAGTTCCATTGAAATTTGAAATTGCTTTTGTTTTTAAATCAACTTGTATTGAACATTGAGTTGATTGTACTGTATCCCAAATATCAGTTCTTACATTTGTTGAAGTTCCACTTTTTGCAAAAAAAGATAAAGTATAAACAGTTGTGTTTGATAAAGAAACTGTTCTATAAATATAAGATGATGAACTACTTGTTCTTTCATATACATAAGAATTATTAACTCCATCTAAAGATAATACACTGCTTTCAGTTACTGTACTATTTAGTTTATTCCAAGCACTTAAATTACTTGAATAGTCAAATATATTACTCCTACTCGGCTCTAATAATAAAGCACCTTTAGTATTTCCTTGAAAGTCTATTCTTGGTATTCCACTATCTACTGTTTCTATTAAACCAGATTGATTAACTACTGTTCCACTTGATGCTCTTGTAAAGTCAAAAGGTAGAGGTTTAAAGTTAGCGTTCTCGTCATTATACGCAAGAGCTGTTCCGTTACCAGTTGCCCATTGTCCATTACCAAATTTTAATGTATTAGCCATTGTATATTATGTTTAAATTTAATTCGTTTACCATAGACACCCAGTTTCTGTATGATGTTAATGTTTCTAGTTCTGCATCTGTTAGTGCTGTATCGTAGTAGCCAAGTTCTTTTGTACACCCATATTGAGGTTCTGAAGTGCCAAAACCAAAGAAACCTAAAAGAGATAAGCCAATAGGCATTGTTGTTACTGAATTATCTGTAGCTACCTCAAAACCATTTACAAATAACGCTAAATCATTAGCTTTGTACTTTACTGCTATTTTTTGAAATTGATTAATTTTTGACAATTCAAAATCTGGCTGCCATAGGGTGCTTCCACCAGATACAAAATAAATTTCTAAAATCTTTGTGTTTGAATTAATACCTATAAATATTCTATTACTTGTATTATTATTATTTGTTATTGCAATTCCTTGCCAAGTAGATTGTATGTTTTTATAATTAATATCTAAAAACAATACTCCTTCACTATCATTAAACACTTCACTATTACCAGAGTTATTACAAGTCTCTGCTGCTCTTGTTACTGTTGAGCCAGATGTTGGTATGTAAGATGTAGGGTAGGATAAGGCTTCAAGTTGTGCGCCAAAAATAAGAGTTTCATCCCCTATTTCTGCTACACTTGGAACATCAAACCTAAATTTAACAAATGAAGAAGGTGTGCTTACAAGTGTTAGTGTTGCTTCAAATCTTTTCCATTGGTCAGTTAAGATAAAGTTAGAGCTTTGTTGCACTTGAACATAATTATCTCCAATTAGAAAAAAATTACATTCTTTACCTATTGTATTGCCAACACCTTTAGCATAAACACTTAAAGTAAAAGTTGTATTAGTGTTTGTAACATCTTGTTGAATAAAAGGGTCTATTCCATTTGCTGTTAATTTAAAAGCGTTATTCTCTCCAGTTGGGCTTATAGCATTATTATAAGATATAGAACCTTGATTTACAAAAGAAAAATAATTAGATTCCGTTAATAAGTTAGTAGAAGCTGGCTCTAACAACAAAACACCATCAGCACTATCTGAATAGTCTATTCTTGCTATATCTTGCCCCATTGTTTCTATTAGACCATCTTTGTTTACTCTTGTTCCTATACTTGCTCTTGCAAAGTCGAAAGGCAAAGGCTTATAATTGTTATTGATGTCGTTGTATGCCAGTACAGAATCTTCTTTAGCTGCCCATACTTTATTTCCAAATTTTAGTGTTTGTGCCATTAGTAATTTGTATATAATTGAGATGTAATCATTTCTTGTAATGATGTCCAACTTGTTAGTGTTTCTAATTGTGCGTCTGTTAATGCTGAATCAAAGTATTGTACTTCTCTAGTTTTTCCGTAGAAATCGTTAGCACCACCACCATTGTCAAAATTTAAATTATTTAAGCCAGTTGGAACGCTTCCGTTTGTATCAGTATCAACTTTAAATCCATTCAACCATAATGAAAAATCATTACTTTTATAAGAAACTGCTGCTTTAGATTGATTTGTAGCAATCGTACTACCAACCATAAGGGCTTGAGATGTACCATTAAAAGATATAAAACTTCTTATTTGATTATCTGTATTTGTAAAATCTAAAGTTATTCTATTGTTTGTGCTACTATCATTTATAGAAATTTGTCTATATGTTCCATCATTAGCTAAAGCAGCTATTTCTGCCATCAACACACCTTCTGAATCGTTAAACGTAGCTGCATCTCCAGAGCCATCAGCAGATTCTGCTGCTCTTGTAATTGCTGTTCCATTAGTAGGAATGTAGCTTGTTGGATAAGAGCCTTCTTCTACTTGTGCTCCAAAAATATATAAAGCATTATCTCCGTTTCCAGCATAAGTTGGGTCTCCGTTTGTGTCTGCTGATAATACAATAAATTGATTTCCAGAAGCTGCTAAAACTCTTGTAGCAATACATCTATACCATCCATTACCAGCATCTTCCATTGAAACATCTATATAATCTGAATTTACATCTCCAATTATTCCGTTTTTTACATCAAAATATGCGTAATCTACTCCAGTATTTCCTTCAAAACGGAAAGCAATAAAATCTCGTGTTCCAGCTTTTGCGTATATACTTGCAGTTGATGTTACTGCTCCTAATGAAGCAGATTGAACCATTAAATGGGTACTATCAGTTGTATTATCAATAAAAGCCCAAGCGTTTAAAGAGCCATCTGGACTTAAATATCCTTGAGAAACAGAAGCTCTTGTAAAAACCCAAGTAGTATCAAATTGATTAGATTGAAGCATTACGTTAGTCCTAGCTGGTTCTAAAAGGTAATGAGGGCAATTAACTACCTTACCATTTAATAAGTCGTAGTTTAGTCTTGAATCTCCACTTGCTACTTCTTGTATTAGTCCAGTTGGTGCTATTCTAGTTCCAGTACTTGCTCTAGCGAAAGTAAAGTCTCCTACTCCATCTGATGGGAGTACAGAATAAAACTTGTCTCCTTGTGCTGCTGGTATTAATGCTAATTTTGGTTTTGCCATTGTCTTAATTTTTTATACGTCTAATATTTGTGTTTCGTGAATCCAATCAGCGATACACTTTACTGCTTCTACGTTGTCTGCTCTTACTATTTGTACTGATACATTGTCTATGGTGCAAGATGCGGTATTCCCAACAACTCTCGCAAACGCTATTGATTCTCCGCCCGATTGTGTTGTAAAAGTAATTTTTTTATTTCCAATCGTTGAGTATTCACCAAGGATGATTTCACCACCCGCTGCTCCGTTATTTAGTGAGGTTGCTTTAATGATTCCAGTAATTGAAACTATATCAAAATTCAACACATAAGTTTTGCCCGCAATAGTTACATCATTTTGATATAAAGGCAAATAGGAAGAGGTAGACGGCATTGATGCCGTGCCTCCGCTTATTGTCCAAAAACTTGATTTAAACCAATCGCTATCTGTTGCAAAGTCACCATTAGTAACTTGATTAGGTTGTTGGCTAGTAAGCATTTCAAATTGACTACCAAAAAAGTCTGGTTTACCAATAACTGAAGGTGCTGTTTGTATAGCGTTTCCCCACCAAGTATAATTGTAATATAATCCCCAAGTTCCAGTATCCATTACTTCTTTGTTTTATAGTTATAATTTATTTCTATGTCTAGTGTGTTCGTTTGTGTCCACATATTTCTTTTTTCTTTCTAAATATTGCTTTAATTTAACAATATATTTTTCTTTAATTTTATATATCATAAAGCCCAACCACCAAAATCAGCTCCACTTTGATCAGGATAAAAATCATCCTCTGTGTTTGCGTTATACTCTGGATATGTATCCTGATTATATACCATGAAATTTGTAAAATTATTAGTATAAAATTGAGCAATATCTCTATATTTATTTGTCAAATAATCAACTTCATCTTTGCTTACGCTTTCACTAGATTCGCTTATGTGTTTATATACACCACCATTAGCTACTGTATAAGCAGCAAAAGGCATGTAATAAACTAAAGCCCAATAAATAGTCATTGGCTTTACATACGTTTCTAAAAGCGTTTTATAAGCTGCATTTGCTGGATCATTTATTCCTGATATAATCAACGCTTGCAATTTTTCATAAAGTTTAGTTCCTAAATATATCTGCACTTCTGTGTCCATGGATATTTCTATCATGTAAACAAATTTATCAGGATCAATATTTCCTGAAAGAACAGAGTATCTTTTAAGATCTTTAGTTGTTACAAATAATGCTGTTGCCATTCTTTTCTTATTTTACGCCTGGATAATGCCCTTCATTTGGCATATCTATCGGAGCAATTTGGCTCTCTCTAGTTCCCCACGGATTCTTTTGATATGTTTTAGGTATTGTTCCTGTTTTTATATAATCTTTTAACTCTTTGCTAGGCTCTGTATTTGTTCTTAAGCGATATAAGACCTGTTTCCAAGCATGTCGGCAGTAAACCCCACCTTTGAATTTAAAGAGATCATAGGGCTTGCCATCATGCCCTAGCTGTTTGTTTACTCCATCTCTGCTAGCTCTATCTATATCTTCTAATCTATATACTACGTTTTTGTCTGATAGCTTCATCATGTTATCACAAAAAGTTCTAGACTTGTTTCCTATTATGTTTGGCTTTTGAGATTTCTTGAAATACTTATATCTAATTTTATAATTTTTAGAATCTAAATAAGAAAAACCATTAGGATCAGCAAATATTTCATCTTTCAGTTTAGTAAACATTGACTTCTTTTCTACTATTGAAGCAGAAGCCCATTCTTCATTAGATACATTTTCTTCGCAATATTCTCTAGAATCAACTTCTTCCCATTCCTCACTCATTACTTCTCCTTTGAGATGCTCTAATAAAATTTCTCCTTGTTCTTGAGTAAGCTCTGGTTGTTTAGCTAATTCAACTCCTGTTTCTTCTTCAACTACATCTTCATCAACTCCTTCTAATTGATCTAAATCATTAAATGATAAAGGTTTTAAAGTTTTAAAATATAATTCTAAAGAAATATCATTAATTGCTAATATTTCATCCATGCAATCAATTATTTCATCTTGATAGCATTTTATTACTACATTATCAAATAATAAAGTTGCAGTTTCTATTTCATCAGCGTTATTTCCTAAACCATCATTCCCATCCCTTACGCCTAATAGCATTGGAGAGGTTACTCTATGCCCAACTATCAATTTTCTAAAACACTCGTTAGAAAGGTACTCATAATGGCTAGGAGCATCATTTAAAGGAATATCATCAACAGTTGTTTTTGATTCTTGGTTTTGATTAAATGCTACAATTACTTTTTCTCCTCTTGCTCCAGTTAGTTTGTTTAGAACATCAGATTTAACTTGCATCATCTTTTCAGGATCTGGAACTCCGTTGTTAAAGTTTACTACTTTCGTTCCTGAAAAACCATTAATACAATCATTGATTAAATAATCTCCAATCTCGTTTTCTAATTTAGCATAAGGTAATGCTCCAGCATAATCGCAAGGATTGTAATAATAATGCCCTGGCGTATAAGGAGAAAGAACATAAAGCTCAACGCCTTTTTTATTTCCATAACCAAATGCTGGTATTCTTTCTGGCTTTTCTGTTGGTTTTATATTAGCCCAATCATTTGAATAATACCATGCTTCTATTTCTCCTTCATCATTGCATTTTTCTGCTCTTAATGTTTCCATTGGAAAATGATGCACTTGCTTTACTTTACCTTTTTCATAAACAACTTGAAAACAAGCCATTCCCAATATCTTAAAATCTTTGGCAAATTTTCTTAAATCTTTCTTCTTAAACAACGTAATCATTTGAGCATACTGCTCTGGTCTTCTAGATGCATCTAAAGCTGATATTCCTCTGCCATAAATCATATTAGTAACGCCATTTATAATAGCATTATTCGAAGTAGAGTTTATATACAGATCTATTAAGTAATTAAAATAGTCATTATCTACGCCATATTGAACCCAATCTTTGTGTTTAACTTCTGTTATAACTGGAGAAGTATATGCGCTTAAATTAGCTATAAATATATTTTTATCTATCATAATAGTATGTATTCATTTGTTGTTTCGTGTTCTGTAAATTGACCATCATTGATTGAATATGTGCTTAATGCTTGATCAGTACAAAAGATTATATCTCTATATATAATACTAGATCCATTTAGAACTTCTAATGTATAAAAAGTTCCTTCTTTTAGAACTGGACTAAACGTAACAGATGTTTGCAAATAATATTTTGTTTTAGTAAAAGTAGGATTATAAGTAACCGAAGTATTTTGATCTTCATCTGTCAAAATAAGGCTAGTTGCTGCGTATTCTCTAGG